CGGGTGGGCTGTACCACCTTAAGCGGAGGGAATTTTCCACTCCGCAAGTTACCTATAACACTGATAACGTGTGAGTTTCACAGATTAAGGTGTATGTGCACCATATATGTAGGTGACATACAGCGGGGTTCGTTGGGTTCTCCTGCGAGACGATGGTGTATGTGCACCATATATGTAGGTGACATACAGCGAGCCTATTCTTTTTCATTCTGAGGCTCTTGGTGTATATGCACCATATATGTAGGTGACATACAGCGCCCACCATAGCGGTAGCACTAAAAAATAGGTGACACACAACTAAACTAAAAAATATGGAGAAGATAACTATTAAAGGCAAGTCCATGTTAGGCTACATGGCAGACCTCTTGGAGCGGAACGACGCTAACAAGATTGAGCTTGACAGGTGCCGGGAGGCGAATAAGACGCTTCGGCAGATGAACAATCAGATGCGACTACAACTGGAGTCCGACAAGTTTGAATACAGAAAGAATGAGGACGTCAAGAAGTTGTATCAGGCGGCTGATAAAATTGTGAACAAGAAATAAAAAAAGATATTTCGGGTGGGCTGTACCGCCTTAAGTTGAGGAGCTTTGCTCACTCGATAAGTTGCCTAAATTTTTGATGGTTTGAGAGTTGAAAGCCGTATGGTGTATGAACACCATAAAACAAGGTGACATACAGCCCGTGAATACAACGGAGGTGTATGCAAACCACAAAATATGGTGACATACAGCCGCGGAATGCTCATGTAGAGGCGTATGGGTGTGTGCAAACCACCACAAAACAAGGTGACATACAGTAAAAGCGGCAAACATTATAGCTATGGTAATAACAAGAAAAATCGAAGTCTTTGTATGCGAAGACGACAAGGACTTACGCAAGGAATATTACGACAAGATTTATAAATGTCGAGATATAGCAGTTAGAACTGCAAACTTAGGTGTTTCACATCTATTCATGTTAGATAATACGACGCCATACCTGTCAGACGATGACCGAGAGAAGCTCACCTTCCTTGGTTGTTCAGGCAAGAAAGCAACTAAGCAGAACGCTCCGTATGTAGCGGCCAGTGAGAAGTTCAAGGGACAAGCTGATATGAGCATGTTATCATCTGTATTACAGAACGTCGGCAAGATGTATCAAGACGACAAGAAGAAAGGCGGCATGTGGAGCAAGAGCTTACGATCCTACAAAGCTAATATGCCTATTCCATTCAAGGCTTCTTGCTATAGAAATCTTCGGTTTGCAGACTACAACGACAAGGAAGACAAGCCGCATAACGGATGTTTCTTCACATTGATGGGCATACCTTTCCAGTGCAAGTTCGGAAAGGACAGAAGCGGGAACAGAATCATCATGCAGGCTGTTGTCGAGGGCAAATATAAGATGTGTACATCGAGCCTACAGATAGACGGGAAAAAGATATTCCTTCTTCTTTGCGTCGACATTCCAAAGAAGACTGTCAAACTCGATGAGAGCAAGACATTGTACGCTTTCCTCGGCGTTATGAACCCGATAGTTTGCACGACTGACATCAAGCAGAAAGGAGACATTGATACAGACTGGAAGCTTTGGGAGATTGGCACGGAGGCTGAGTTCAATTATCGACGCAGGCAGATACAAGAGGCAGTCAAGCGATGTCAAGTAAACAACCGCTATTCTCGTGGAGGACACGGCAGATTCTCGAAGACCAAAGCAATTGAGCGATGGAGAAGAGTAGAGAGTAATTATGTGGACACCAAGCTACATACCTACAGCAAGATGCTCATTGACCTCGCAGTCAAGCACAAGTGCGGAAAGATAGCTCTGATGAACCAACTCCACAGGGAGGAGGAAGCCAAGGATGACAAGTTTGTGCTTCGCAACTGGTCTTATCACTCATTAAAGACGAAGATTGATTATAAGGCCAAGATGTGCGGAATCAAGGTTGAAGTAGAAAAATAGAATCACAAAAATGATATTCGGGTGGGCTGTACCGCCTTAAGCGGAGGATTTTTAATCACTCGGCAAGTGCCTACAGTATTGAAAATGTGATAGTTACATAGGAAATGGTGTATGTACATCGGGAATGTGGGTAACATACAGCCTGTGGAGCGTACACCACACGCACATGTTGGGTGTATGTACATCGGGAATGTGGGTAACATACAGCTTCTCCATCTTTCTCCTTCCTTACCATTGGGTGTGTGTACATCGGGAATGTGGGTAACATACAGCACAGAAAAATGGCTGTTTTTGCCCTTACAAGGTGTGTGTACATCGGGAATGTGGGTAACATACAGCATCACACCCCTTTTATTGTGTTCCATCTGATGGTGTATGTATATCGGTAATGTGGGTAACATACAGCGTTGTTTAATGTCGAGGCGGGCGAACGGATGGTGTATGTATATCGGTAATGTGGGTAACATACAGCGTGACAGCGAGGTGTGTATGTACACGCAAAATGTGGGCAACATACAGCCTATATGTATGGAGTTTGTGGTATGAACACCAAAAAGTAGGAAATATACAGCTAATTAAAATATAGTATGACAACAGAAAGTAAAAAGGAACGTGACAATATGTTTGTCTACGTACAAGTTGACAAGGTGCCTCAAGAAGCGTTAAAGAGTATCGGCGCAGGCCGTTTACGTGGCATGTCGGATATTAATCCAATGTGGCGCATAAAGGCAATGACACAAGCTTTCGGGCCTTGTGGCATCGGGTGGAGATACACAATTGACAAGCAATGGACAGAGCAATATGGGAATGAGGTGAAGTGCTTCTGCAATGTATCGCTTTACATCAAAGTCGATGGGTCTTGGTCTGAGCCTATACAAGGTACTGGTGGAAGTGCAATGGTGGCAATGGAGCGTAGCGGAGCTTACGTTAATGACGAAGCCTACAAGATGGCTCTCACAGACGCCTTGTCAGTGGCTATGAAGTCGCTTGGCGTAGGTGCAAACATCTACTTCTCGAAGGACTCTGACTATGGAACTAAATATTCCATGCAAACAACTCCTCCGCAGACAACAGCCCAACAACAGAATAAACAGCAGCAATCTGCACCGCAGCCAAACACACAGAGCTTGCTCCTTGCTGCCAAAGGTGAGTCTGCAAAGATTACTGACAGAAACGGATTCGGTGCTTGGTGGAACAAATATCCAACACTACAGCAGAACCAAGAGTTCCTTGCAATTGCACAGGAGCTTGGTCGTAAATTCCCTAAAACAGCAAAATAATGGTAAAAGAAATCATCCTTGCGGACAGTGGCGTCATCTACGACCAAGTTAAAGAAGAGTGGCGCACTATTAAAGAATCGCCTTACTTTATGGTTTCAAATATGGGTAGAGTTAAGTCTTTGACAAGAGAAGTTAATGCCGTTACTCCAGATGGAATACCATGCAAGCAAGTCAAATATGGGAAGATGCTTTCGCCTTACAAATCTCGTAATGGCTATCTGTATGTCGAGATAAACGATGCTTCAAGAAATTTCCGTCGTCACATACAAGTTCACAGACTTGTTGCAGAGGCTTTTATATACAATAAAGCAAGAAAACCCACTCATCTTTAGTGGGTGGGATGAATTGCCTTAAAAAATATCGGCAGGAACTGTCGATTACACTGATGGAGCAGATGTAAGACCCGTTCAAGGGCAATCAGCTATGAAGTCAGAAGCCCACAAATCTTCAGTTTGTGGGTAGTTCACAAGGACGTACCCATTATTGCGATGGATATAAATGGATTTATGTTTAATTTATGGAAAGAAAAATAATTTTAAAAGGTAGTGGTGTTATATATGACGTTAGCAACCATACCTACCACTACCAAGGCAAGGAGCTTAAAGGCATTACGGGTACACTTATAAATCTCGCTTATCCGAAGAGCAAGACATATAAGGACATACCAGAAGAAGTCTTGAATCATGCTGCCGAGCGTGGAAGCGCATGTCATCAGGCGGTAGGGAACTACTACGATGTCGGTATATCATCTACTGGGTATGAAGGTATCGTGGACAAGGCCGTTGAGCTTCTTAAAAGCAAGGAACTCACTCCAATACGTTTTGAATACGTCGTAACGGATTACAAAAACTACGCCTCTCCTATAGACATCGTTTGTGTGAACGCCAAAGATGAGATTTGCATCGTGGATATGAAATTCACTGCAAAGCTTCACTACCCGGAGGTTACACTACAGACATCTATCTACAAGAGATGGTTCTCTGTTGTAAACCCGAAGCTGAAAGCCAAGCATCAGTATGTGCTTTGGATACATACCAATGACGACCATGAGGTGCTCGACAATGGTATCTTTGAGCTCGACACGGTAGACGACGCATTTATAGACGACCTTATAGACTGTGATACAAACGACAAGAAGTTCGACATTGCTAAGTATTACGGTGATTTGCCCGCAAAAGTAGCAGACGTGGAGGGCTATATCGTAACCCTTGAAAAGCTCATCAAAGAGAAAACCGAGGAGATGGATAACATCAAGGCAGGTCTTTGCGAGCTAATGAATAAGTACAATATAAAACAGTACTCTTCGGCGCACATCCAACTGACAAGGGTAACACCAAAGCCGAGAATATCGTTTGATCAGAAGAGATTCAAAGAGGAGCACGCAGACTTGTTTGAGCAATATACTAAAACGACCGAGGTTAAGCCCTCGATAAGATTAACTATTAAATAACACATACGTATGGATTTAGTTTTCAAAGGTAAAATTATTAACGCACTTCCGCACAAGTCGGGGGTTTCAAAGAGCACAGGCAATCCTTGGGAGATTGCTGAATATGTCATAGAGGAAACCGAGGGACAGTACCCGAAGAAGATGGTATTCTCAATCAGTGGCCCCGACCGCATCAAGAATATCAATCTTCAAGTCGGCGAAATCGTTGAGGCACATTTCGATATTGATGCCCATGAATACAACGGGCGTTGGTTCAACAGTGTCACTGCCTTTTGTGTTGACCGCATTGGGCAGAATGCCGCACAGCAACCGCAGCAGCAACAGGCGGCACAGCCCGCCCCTCAGCAAAACGCAGCGGGCGGTTCTGACAACCTGCCCTTTTAGTTGGAGAACACAACGAGCCGTGAGCGAGCTTATTGCTCACGGCTTTGAAATAGTTAAATAATGAAGCTCAACTTAATCCGTCGTGCTGACTTCTCCTTTATCCCTGCAACTGATGAGGATATGGAGAAAGCACTGAAAATAAAGAAAGGTGAGGCTGTAGAGGTAAGCGTAAAGGTTCTGAGGAATTACAAGTTCCACAAGAAGTTCTTCTCGATGATTAATACTGCCTACGGCTTCCTGACAGAGAAGCAGCGTGACTTCTTCCACGACTCCGTGGACGGGTTCAGATACACACTGGAAGTCGCTGCCGGGTACTATGATGAGTTTTACTCCGTGACACGCAAGGAATGGATACAGAAGCCCAAGAGCATCGCCTTCGACAAGATGAGCGAGGCGGAGTTTGACAAGCTGTATGAGGCAGTATTGAACGTAATATTCAAGTTCTTCCTTGAGTATAACAGAGTTGACAGAGATACATTTTATAGAGCACTTAAAGATTTTTAATTATGAGAGACGTAAACAAGAGATGGTTTGAAACAATTGTCCGCTACGACAAAGTGATGGAGGACGGAGAAGTAAAGAAAGTAAACGAGGTGTATGTCGTAGACGCTATCACTTTCGGTGAGGCTGAGGAAAGTATCGCGGGGATACTTTCAAAGTATATATTTGGTGATTTCGACGTCAAGAACATTACTCCGGCTCCTTATTCCGAAGTATTCTTTTCTGACAAAGATACCGACGACAAGTATTACAGAGTGAAGCTCGCTTTCATCACGATCGACGAGAAGACGGAGAAGGAGAAGAAGTCTAAGGTCACGTACCTCGTACAGGCAAACTCTCTCGAACAGGCGCGAAAGAATACGGAGGAAGTTATGAACGGAACAATGATTGACTATGAGTTTGTTTCCGTTACTGAGACAAAAATTTTGGACGTGTTCGAGAAGGAAAACAAGTAACTATGAGCTGGCAGTCGTTCATAGACAAGAGCGTCGGTGACAAGAAGGTTTTCACTGATAAAGACGTTAGGAAGCTGTTGCTGTCGGCGCTTAAATACGAGTGCGATTGCTTCCTCAATCAAACAAAACGGTAAAATGATATTCGGGCGAGCTGTTTCGCCTTAAGCGGAGGGTTTTACAACCACTCGGCAAGTTGCCTACAGTATTGGAAATGTGATAGTTACATAGGCGATAGTGTGTGTACATCGGGAATGTGGGTAACATACAGCTGAACCAAAATGCAATGTTTGCGTAGATGGCTACCGTAGTGAATGCCATTGCCAGAAGAGTGTGTTTCTCGGAATGGATTTAGACCATATTCCTTGGGAAGGATGCCAGTGTTTCCTCTCACAACGCAAGTGGGGGCATGACAAACCAAAGAAACGCAAAAAGCGATGGCCAACTATGGCGGAATTTGAGTTTGGAGTGTGAAGTGAAAACAATAAACAACTAATGTAAAACAATATGGACAACGAAAAAGTCATACATGCCTACAAGGGCTTCGACAAAGATTTGAAATGCCGGGGCTTCCAATACGAGGTAGGCAAAGAATACAAACAAGATGGCAAGATAAAGTGCTGCAACAACGGATTTCACGCTTGTGAGTTTCCGTTGGGTGTCTTCAACTACTATACACCCGGAGGAAATAGCCGTTACTGCACAGTTACTCAATCTGGGGTAACGGACAAAAAGGGAGGTGATTCTAAGGTCGCAAGCAGCAAGATACACATTGAGACAGAAATTGGATTAGACGGTATCATCAAGGCGGGTGTTAAGTTTATACTCGACAAGGTAAATTGGAAAGACAAAAAAGAATCGAACACGGGCAACTACTCAGCAGCCACGAACACGGGCTACCAATCAGCAGCCACGAACACGGGCTACCGCTCAGCAGCCACGAACACGGGCAACTACTCAGCAGCCACGAACACGGGCTACCAATCAGCAGCCACGAACACGGGCTACCAATCAGCAGCCACGAACACGGGCTACCAATCAGCAGCCACGAACACGGGCTACCGCTCAGCAGCCACGAACACGGGCAACCACTCAGCAGCCACGAACACGGGCTACCAATCAGCAGCCACGAACACGGGCTACCAATCAGCAGCCACGAACACGGGCTACCAATCAGCAGCCACGAACACGGGCAACCAATCAGCAGCCACGAACACGGGCAACCAATCAGCAGCCACGAACACGGGCAACTACTCAGCAGCCACGAACACGGGCTACTACTCAGCAGCCACGAACACGGGCAACTACTCAGCAGCCACGAACACGGGCGACTACTCAGCAGCCACGAACACGGGCTACTACTCAGCAGCCACGAACACGGGCAACTACTCAGCAGCCAAAGTTAGCGGTAAAGAGAGCATTGCAATCGTAACGGGTAAAGATAGTAAGGCGGCGGGAGCTCTTGGCGACTGGATAGTCCTTACTGAAAGAGGAGAGTGGAACGGAGATACTTATCCAATCAAGGAAGTGAAGGCTTTCAAGGTTGACGGAGAAAAAATAAAGGCAGACACGTTCTATAAGTTAGTGGACGGGAAAGCCGTAGAAGCATAATAGATGAAGACTATGAAAAGAGAATACGTTAGAGGCAATAGCAAGCATTGGAAAGATGTATTCAAATACGTATATGGGGTTGAACCTGTAGCAAACATCGATCCCAGTATATGTGGGGACGATACAGCTATCTTTGTAAGGAACAAGGTCGGAGCGTTCACTTTTTATACCGATGAGATTCTCTATAACGCTATAACTACAAATCCCAATTGGCACGAAGTAAAGCCGTGGGAGAAGCATTATGAACCCAAGCCTTTCGACAAGGTGCTGGCATGGGATAATAACGAGAACGAAGTTCGTCCAGATATATTCCTTTACAAAGTTTCTAACACGTATTTTTGTGCAAGAAATGGCTTCAATCACGTGAAGCCTTATGACGAAGAAGAGTATCTAAAATCATTAGAAAATACCGATAATGAATAATAAAGCAAAGAAAGAAGAAAGCAAGCAATTCACCATCACCCTCAGTGAGCGTCAGCTGCGTCTCCTTGCCTACGCTTGCCGGGTTACAGACCGTCTAATTATCGGTCAGCTGGATTTTTCTCTTCAAGAGTGTTGCGAGTCGGCATTTGAGAAGCTCCACAAGAACGACGGAAAAGGGAAGATTGGCGGCGACGAGTGGCACGCTATGAGGTTCGAGGTTGAAGAAGCGATTCGTAGACTTCGTAAGCTATGTTGGGGAGTGGAGTATGGCGAGAACCACGGCATCTACTATGATGAGACTGCCGACACTCTCTTCGACATGCAAAAGGTCATCGAACACGCTCTATGGCTTGAGAAAGACCCCGATAAGCGGTCTAACTGGACAAATGATGCTTTCGAGCATACAAGCCCCATAGGGGACGAAAAGAACATTAAAATAAAGAAAGTTTGAGTTATGGAAAAGATAACATCAGCAACGATTTTCAAGGCATTTGACGGAAAGATTTTTACGTCAGAAGCCGAGTGCAAGGAATATGAAAAGCAGAGAAAAGAGTTTTTGGATAACCTTAAATTCTTTAAAGTAAGTCATTCTCCTGATTTAAATGAAACAGGACTTTTTACAGGGGAATTGCTTGTAGCTGTGTATTCAGAATATGGATTGCATAAGGAAATAGTGAATAACTATTGTATAAAGAAATTCGGATATTTAGGAGAAAGTGTACAGGGATGGAGATTCCAAACTTATTTTAGCGTTTACCCAACAGACTTTGAAACATATTCAAAGGGCATAATTGAACATTGGGACCATGAAAGCCATCCTAAAAAGATTCTTCTCAGTCCGACTGAACTTGACGAGTTCAAAGACATAGAAAGATTTGATTATATGAAAGAATGGGGATTTAAGTAATTCCACACTATATCAAGTATTAACTATGAAGATAATAGAACCAAAAGTAGAGATTTGGGAACAGGAGCCCGGTATCAATGGTATCTACAAGCAGATAGAGCGTGCAGGGCGTGTCTGCTACAAGAGCGAGAACCATATCACAGAGGACAGTGCTAAGCCGTTCGTTGAGCGAATGATTAAAAGCGAACACTATGCTATGCTTGAACATGGGACAGTATATCTATCTATTCCAACTCTTAAAAATGAAGATTTGACACAAGAATTATTCCGCAGCAAATTTACACATTGGTGTAAACCGTTTGGTGCACACTGTATCAATTTCTCGACAAATCTTCGTGTCCTTGTCGAAAAAGATATGTGGGATATTTGTAAACCCTACGTATGTGATTTCGATAAAAGATTTTTCTATGGCGACAGACGTGTTACTGTACACTTCACCACACAGATAGCAGTCAGTAGAGAAGCCAACAGACATCGTGTGGATTCCGTTGCTGAGCAGTCTACACGTTTTTGTAATTACTCCAAAGACAAATTCGGTAGTGAGATTGCTATCAACAAACCGTCTTGGATAGTGGCAGACAATTTTGTTCATTCGCTAAGCTACGATCCGATGATTATGTTAGACCCAGTCGAAGTGTGGTGGTGCGCTAACGCTTATGCAGAAGCGTGCTATATGCGACTGCTTCAACTCGGATGGAAACCCGAGCAGGCTCGTGTTGTTCTTCCACTTGACACTAACACAGAGCTTGTACACACAGCCTTCGTATCGGACTGGATGCACTTCTTCGATTTGAGAGCATTGAACAAGACTGGAAAGGCTCACCCCGATATGATTAAGGTAGCTAAGCCACTCTATGAGGAATTTAAGAGACGCGGATATATTAAATAACATAATATGGGAACAAACAGATGAAAGCGAAGCATATCAAAAAGATTCGGATGAGTATAAAGCATTACTATGTCCGCTCATGTGTAGGACTGTTCGGTATATACACCAGTAAGGATGATATATGTACTCGTGGAGACATCATCTATGGAAGAACCCCATGTGACGCCATACGTCGTGCAAGAAAGCACCTTTGTATCACAAGCGAGGATTACTTCTACGGCTACAAAACGACAAGTATGTGGGCTAAATATGCCACAATGCCCGTCGACAAACCTGCTGAAAGAAACATAGAATATTGGAAGTAAATTATGGAAGAGAAACAGAAATTAAATTTATTGCGATTGTCTGTTGACAACGCAAGCAACTTTGACGAAGCAAAGGCTTACGCTTCATTCATCTTTGGATTCAAAGAGCCGTTCACAACACGTACTCCGTCAGATGACGAAGAGGGGCGCAAGCATGAATACATTGAGCCCATTATCGAAGATGGCGTGTATCTTGTTGAAGATGGATTCATGCCAGTTCGTTTCAACGGTGCAAAAAGTGTTCCATCGCCAAAGCTCTGCGATGTCATGGTAAGCTACCATGGCCACAAGTGGATTGTTGCTAAAGAAGATTTGAAGGGTGAAGAATTACCTCTGTTTTCAGATGGTTCGCATCCAGAAGATACCTCCTCATTCTACAAGTGCGAAATCGAGGCTCTTAATGACTTCGACATGAAGTCTTGTACAGAGCATCTTCGGAAGGCTGGTATTGCATTCGAGTTGGATGCGGACTTGTACATTCCTACTGCCGGGCAGCTCGCAGCCATGTATCTCTTTCGTGCAGAGCTGAACAAGGCTCTTGAACTGGTAGGTGGAACTCCGATGAAAGAGGAAATATACTGGTCATCAAGCGAGTACAATGCGTGGCTCAGTTGGCTCGCCTACTTCGTGTCGGGCGGCGTCGCCTACTGGAACGGCAAGTCCTACGACCACTACGTTCGTCCTTGCACGGCGTTTGGACTTTAATCTTCTCCCTTAATGCTTGCGGCTTTGAAACAGCCGCAAGCTGTTAAATTCATAAACGATTATGAGAAAGGCTGCGGCTTATAGAATTCAGAATGACTTTTAAAAAGGAGGTTTCATTATGATTTTGAAGATATTGGGGATTTATCTGCTTATCGGTTGGTTAATCGGTGGGTACGGATTGTTTTGCTCGATATGGCGAAATGAGTCAGTTTTCGATGATGACAATAACGAAGCTCTTATAAAGATGCTCTGTTGGCTTCCAATCCTGCTTGCTTACATGTTGGACTGGACATTTAGGCTTGTTCGCTTTACTCGCACGATGATTTCGAGATTGAACGAGTGGAGAAAGAAAGATGATTGACGACGGAATCTTGTTGATTATGTGTCTTATAATCGGTCTGACGGCATGGCTGATAACGGTTTGCCTGTTCTTTGGCGACGATGACTGATAACTTAAAATTAGAAAATATGATTATTGCAATATTGATATTTCTGTCTTTCTGTTTCGGCTTCTTCGTGGCCGGACTAATGGCAGAAGAGAAGCGAAACGACAAAACAGAACAATAAAACAAATAAACAACTATGAATATTTTAAAGTATTTTTCGCAAGAAGAGCGAGACAGAAGAGAGTATCGTCAAGACAACAAGCGTCTTGCAACCCTTACAAAAATGGCCGAGAAAGCTATCAACGTAACGTATGTCAACAACGGCATTTGGATCACGATAGATTCTCTGCCTACATTTAGAGTGACCAACGACAGCGACCTTAACAGCCGCACGATCGCCATTGACCAAGTGGAGCTCTTTATCAAGGAGCTTCGGGAGAACTGGGTCGCAACACACAAAGATGACAGAATAGAGGTCAGAGCATGAACGTTTATACGGTAAATATAGGGGCAGCACGTGTCCCTATGTACACAGAGTCCGCCGCAAAGGCCGACGAGTGGTGCGCACAGCTAAAGACTTCACTCTGTCAGATATGTTACCCGATCCTCGACATGGCGGATGTTGAGCGTGCTGACATGATGGAGAAACTACAGAAGTCTAAGCTCTACAAGCACAACGTAAAACGTCTTGCCAGACAAGCCAGCGCATCGCTCCATAATGCTGTTGCCGACTGTCTTATAGATACGGATGTTGCGAAGATGCGAGATTTTGCGGCATACTTCGAGAGCGGAATATACAATGACGTGAACGACATACGAAACTCTATCAGCAAGTATATGCAACAAAGAAATTATCCGTGTGCCTCTATCATAGCACGGATGGAAACCGTATCAGCTTTGCTTCAATTCGAGGTAAAGTGCTACGATAGGGTATGCGAGATTATGCGTGGCATAAGTGGTAATGACATGAGTCAGATTTTCGGACGCTTCCGTGCATCGGGCGTGCTGCGTGAGTGGGATGCGCTCGCTGATGAGTTTGCGAAGATGAACAGAGCCGGTGTTTATTGTGACCTCGACAAATGCAAGGAGGCTCACGATGCTGTGGGTAATATGTATCATCACGCTTTCGAGGAAGATTTGATAGGTAACTCACTAAAAAAGGTCAACGAAGAATGGAATACACAAGAATAAGTAAAGAAAGCACTTTCAAAGACATTGAGACAGCTTTAAAATTGCATTGTTATCGTCGGGCAAGGCATCTGTGCAAGATATATGCAGAAGTGCATGAAACAGACAGACAGCAGCAGAAAATGCTGTACGATGAGCTAAAAGTCCGATATGGATTAGAGAAATTAGTTTAAGATATTTTTCGCTTATAGTTTTTAGTTTTTGGTTAATGTGTTTTTAGTCTTCAGCGGAAGACACATACGGTAAATTTCGATTGAACATATCTTAAAATTTTAGTTGTCTTCCCGGTGTGTGAGACATAGGGAGACATTCAGCGTCTGCCGTGTTCGCGAGAATATAGCAGACATCCGTGGCGGACGAGCTGATTGCCGGGCGTGCTGATGTGGAATAATCATCGTTGAGGGAGCGCACCGAGATAGGTCTGATTCCTATGCGCCGCACTTTTGTCTTTTTTTTGTGTTTAAGTAGTAGTAATGTGAATGTGTTTTTTCGTCATTCCCGTGCGTGAGTATAGGCATGACACAGCGAGCCCCCGTTGGTCATCACGACTGGCGGGGGCTTTTTTCGTAAAAACTAATCAACTTGGTGAACTACCCCGAAACTAAAGATTTCGGGGCTTCGTGGGCTGGCCAGAGTAACCTCCAGCCATATCTCCACACGCTTGAATTTCCGCCGTTCCAGCGGTATTTAATTTGTTGAACGCGAAACGCTTGATGTTGTTCGCAGCGAGTAAGTCCCTATCGTGGACGGCACCGCAAATAGGGCACTTCCAGCGACGCATAGAAAGAGTCAGATTATGATTGATATAACCACAAGTACACATCTTGGAGGACGGTTCAAAACGGCCTATCCTAAGAATATTGACACCATGCTCTTTTGCCTTGTATTCCAACAAGGTGTTGAAGCGGTTGATGGCAATGTCCTCCAATGCTTGTGCAAGACGGTGGTTCTTAACCATGTTACTTGCGGAAAGCGTTTCAAGACAGATAGTGTCGTAGTTAGCGACCAGTCTATGGGTGACTTGATGGAGAAAATCATTCCTCTGATTGGAAACTCTCTCATGCGCCCTTGCGAGTTTGAGCCTTGCACGTTCCCTATTATTCGAACCTTTGGCTTTATGGGAAAGGGAACGTTGCAAGCGCTTGACTTTCTTGATAGAACGTTTCAGGTATTTATGATTTGGTATTTCCGTACCGTCAGAAAGAACGGCAAACGTCTTGATGCCCAGGTCAATCCCGACAGCTTTGCTTTCGCTGATAGGTTTTGCCTTTGCATCTTCCTCGTTCACTTCAACGAGTATGGAAATATAATATTTATATGTAGGTGTCCGTGTGATAACGGATGTCTTAATCTTTCCCTCAAACTTCCTATGGAAGCGAGCCTTGATCCCCTCTCTGAACTTGGGAATATAGACCCTGCCTTCATCGAATTTCACCCTCGTGTTTTGCGGTATGGAAAAACTTTGTTTGCTTGCCTTTTTGGATTTGAAATTCGGGAAGCCTTTCTTCTCACGGAAGAACTTGACGAAAGCGGAATCCAAATTAGCGAGTGCGGCTTGCAAAGAAAGAGAGTTGACCTCGGAAAGCCAATGATATTCCTCAGACTTCTTCATCTTGGGCAAATCTGCCTGAATGTCGAAACGGGAAAGATTAGTCTTGTCTTTCTGATAAGCCTTGATTTTCTTGTCGAGAGCATAGTTATAGATGAACCGGCAACATCCGAAGTGCTTAGCCAAAAGCACTTCCTGTTGCTTGTTAGGGTACAACCTATATTTGTATGCTCTATATTTCATACCACAAAGATAACAAATAATTTAGAAATAAACAAACAAAATTCTAAAAAAACGCAATTCATCCCACAAACTGAAGATTTGTGGGGTTTCTTGCGAAGTTCCTCTAAATTAACCTAATTGCATTATTCAGTAGCTTGATAAGTGTTTTCCTATATCTCCACAACAACATTACAATCACCCCGGTCAACATTCCTAACCAGTACGTTTTCCAATAGTGCGTTTTCTTTACGTCCAACGGCTTTGGGCTATCTTTTGTGACAACTGTCCGCTTGTCGCTTTTTACCGTCACAGAGCCCGCAGAATCGCTTTTTTCTGACTTATTTCTCGTTTCGCTCACGTGGTCTCTGTCCTTGTTCGTATCTTTCCAGTGCCAAGAATCGGTCGAAAGCACCTCCCCGGTCTCTTTGTCCACCTTCACCACCACGCTGTCACGCTGCACCGTCTCATAGATGAACACCGTGCTGTCCTTCACTCGCAGGCTGTCCCTATAAAGGGTCTTGTACGTGTAGACCACGCTATCCTTTGTTTCCCGATCGCTTACCACCTTCGACGACTTGCAGCTACCCATCAGCCACAGCATCAAAAAGAAAGCAAGGATTGCAAACCAATCTCTAACAGTATTTCCAAAATTATTATCTTTCATTTTCTATCTTTTTACAATGTTTTACTTTGGACTCTTTCGGACTATCTTGGACTCTCACGGCCATTCTTGGACATTTTGGGACATTCTCGGACACTGCCGGCCACTCTCAGACATTCTGAGACATTCCGTTATATAAGTCGCTGTTGCGCAGCGGCCTCTACTGCCCCTGCTTTTTCTTCTTCATCTCTTCCGAGACCGCCTCTATGATTCCGTGAATCTTCTCCGCATCTTTCACCCCGTAGGTATTCGCTATCGCCTTCGCTACCACCAGTGGGTCCACGTCGAGGCTCTTCAACTGCTGCATCTTCTCACGTACAGACACTCCCTCGATGATGATTTCCCCGATACACATCAGTATACTGGTAAGAGGGAAAGGTACAAAAAAACTCAGACATGCGTCGACCATTACAGCGAAGAAGTACAGCGTGAGATAGCACTTGTCCTTGCTCACCGTCTTTCTCAGTCCAAAGCTCGTTGTCTTAAATTGCCCGATTTTCTTGCTCGCGCGTATTCCCCAGTTGAGGTCTATCAGCGACGCAATAACAATCAATATTGCCATGATCGCTACAGCCAGTAGCCATATCCCAACTTTGTGATTATCTCCATCAAGCATAAAGCTGATAAACATCGTCATCCCTGCCATCACTTATTTTTTGTCTATAATCCGTTATTAAAAAGAAATTAGCCTCCCCTCTGATTATGCGTATAGCCCCTTGGTATACAGTTTTCCCTCTGCCTTCCGCCGTCTGGTAAGACCGTCCACGACCTTGCCGCCCGCATGGTTCCACTTCAAAAATTCTTTCTCTATTTGCGCGGATGGGGCATTGTGAAGACAGAGCCGCAGCAGCGTGCTTTTTTGCAGGTTGCCCAGCCCGACATTATAGGCAAACGAACATAGCGCGTCCATCTGCCATTGCCTCACGTTCGGCATCATCTTCGCCACATATCGCTCTATCGGTGCAAGATCCTCTCTCATCCACTGATAGGCCTCTGCTATTGTGCAAGTCTGCCCTGACTTTACACCCTTTGTGTGTCCGATACCGATTGTCAGGATTCCCTTCACGTCTCTATAAGCCTTGAGTCTTACGCCCTCAAAGCTCTTGATGAATGTAATTCCCTTGTCACTGATTTTTGTTATCATTGCTTTGTATTTTTTAATTGTTTTGTTCTTTTCCGTTGAGTAGGTCGCTGTTACGCAGCGGCCATCTTCGCCATCATTCCTCGTAGTCCGTAGGGTAATGGCTTTTCTCCAGCTTGATGTTCCTGATATAGGTGGTGCCAGGGCGGGCTCTTATAATTACACCATTCGCATGGCTATATTCTGCATCTGCTCGCCGACGCTATATCTGTACGCTTTCGGGAAATCCTTGGTAAAATCTAACGTCTGCGTCAGCATCTGCGTGACGTCTCTATATATTCTCGTGCCTTCTAATAATTTCGACATTTTCTCGATGATTTTTTTGTCGCCCGCCCTTTTAAGGGGGCGGGCGGAAGTTGGAAGTATTAAAGTTTAAGTATTAAGTTATTGAAGGAATGCTGAGACAGCGCGCACATGATACCTGTACTGCGACTTACCGCTCCACGGGTTAAGGCTGCCGTCGTACAGGGTCAGGAACCACGCATTCGCGGCATAGCTCTCCGAAGAGCTCCAATACCAATCGCGTTTTAGTGGCGTTGCCCCGCTGATCAGCGAGAGACAGTAGTTAATCTTAGACATGTTCGCGTAGATCATCAGCAGCTCGCCAATAGATGGGAGCCACCACCGACCAGCCGTGAGGCCTTTTCCGTTGGCATTGGTGCGGCTGTAGAGATTGCAGAACCCGGCGGCATAGCTCGCTGTGTTCGTGACGGCGGAACTGGACGATGCCTTGATGATGTTTGCCGTATTTTGCATTCCGTTAAAATCAGAGAACGCTTTTACACGGTCGCCGTAATAGCCGAAAACGGTGTTACCGTTGACATCGGCGCTCGACCAGAGTAGATTACTCTCTGACTCCGTAGGAGCAACAACAAGGTGATGTCCGCCCTCAATGACAAGCACACCTTCAGCTACCTCGCCGCTGTTTTGATAACCACCCCAGTACTGCGGTTTGATAGCTAATGGCCAGTCGTCACTTTTGCGGTGCATCATAATAAAGACGTTGTCGGTGGCACAATCAATACTGAAACCCGAAAGCTGCGAAACCTTGTTGTTGGCGTTCTGCGCTGCGGCATTAGCATTGTCTGCGGCTGCCTTTGCTGCGGATTCATAGGGTGCCAGTACGGATAGCGGAGCCCGGCGGCTCGCTCCGTTGTAGAGCACCTCTGCGGTCATCTTTGTAGGGTCGGCTCCACTCTCCAAAGGAGGGAGTTCGCTCATCTTCTTACCATTCTTATAGGCGGCAAGGAGTTCTCTTACCTGTGCCTCTTCTTCTGCTGTCATATCTTTATGTTTTTATACTATTCTACAATGAGCAACCGACCGTCGCTCGTAAACCTTACGTTGTTCGTCCCGTTGTCGATCCAGACGGGAGTTGCGGTGTTGAGACTGAATTTGATACCTTTCATGTTGCTGCGTCTTTACTTGTTCTTTGTACTCTTGTCTGTTGCTGCGGATTCACCACCGCCTGTCGTAGCAGTGTCGTCGGTCGCTCTGAGCTCACCCCGGTCGCTGCCATCGGTAGCGTCGGATTCACTTGATGAAGACTTTGACTCGCTTTCCGAGTCGGCATTCTTGGATGCTGTCTCGGCTGTTGCTCCGCTATCAGCCACGCCTTCGCTACCGGTCGCTACAGCGCTCGTCCCGTTGCCTGACGGCGTAGGAGTGGTCGTTGTTCCCTCCACCTGCGCCTTCAACTGTTCTTGTACGCCGCTGAGTGCCTTGAATGCCTTCTCGGTGTTGTCGGCCGTGGTGCCGTAGAGCTGGTACTGGAGTATGCCGTTATACATACTCGTCGAGAAGTTGGCGATGCTCATGCCATTGTAAAAGATGTTACCGTTCGCACTCAGCACCCGCTTCTCCTGCTCGTCCATCTCGAAGTTGCCGTTGGCCGTGAGGTTGATGTCCTCGCTGTCGGTGTAGCTGTAACTGTTGTTAGAACTCTTGCTCAGAATTGTAATTTTACCCATAATTTGTATATTTTAAAAAAGTTATAATATCCGTTTTCTATTACCAATTCATATCGTTATAGCCAAAGAAGAACCATCCTGCTCCGAGATATGATACGGGAGGATATAAATTTCGAGTGCCAACATACACTCCTCTCATACATGCACCACCGCTCAACCTGAAATATCCGGCATTAGAAGCAATATAAAGCTCATGATCATTGTTTGCATTTATTATATCCACGCCTTTCCCTATACAATCGCTGAGTAGCGAATAATGCAAGCCTCCCCCAGAATTATTAAATACAATTACGTCAACGGGCTTATTAGCCATGCTAATAAAATTGTCAAGATTAAACAACGGAACCTTATAGCAGTTAGTACCATTATCATTTAGCATACTTAAATGCAACGTAGGAACATAAGGAGGATCGGTCGGGTATCCTGTCCAAACCAACGTGAACGTGTTGTTGCTGATAAGTAATATAGTGCGCCCGCGATGTCCGAATTCAGCTCCTGTGGAATAAACATTTCCTCCATAGAATGTGTGACCCATGTTGCCGATATTACCAACAAAGCTAAGCCGCCCCCCAATGGTAGCATCACCTTCCATAAGGATTCTCACAGAGTCCAAATTGCCTGAGTCAGAGCGCAGTTCTGTAAATGTGCCGCTCACGCCTTTCAGCACTCCAGTGAACGTTCCATTCGTAGCTTCCAAATCATTTGTCGTCAGCTTTCCTCCTTCTATCTTCGTCGTACTGGTGCCGTTTGTCGAGTTGATGGTAGAGCCGTTGATCTCTCCGCCTTTTATAGTCGAGCCCGTAATTGTACCCGTGAAGCTACCATTCGACGCATAGACGGTACCGGTAAAAACAGCGTTGCCGTTGTCATCCATGTAGGCAACCTTCACGCCGCTTTTGTTCTTCCAAAGGAATTCCTGGCCTGTCATCGTCACCGTTTTTTTGTCGATGTCGATGCCGGTAGCAAGGAGAGAGTCATTCATATCGGACACCTTCATACTTATGTTGTCAGCACGTTGTTGCAAGGTAGAGATGTTCCCTTTGTTGTCAGCCGCCGTCTGTGTTACCGTGGCGAGGTTTTGATTGATGTCTACCGCCACGCCCGCCTCCATTGTAATCTTTACCGTGTCGTTGAGCACGGTGCCGTCGCTGAGTGTCACCGTCACGGGGATGCTGTCTGCTGGGCGTTTGTCACTGGTGTAGTTCAGGGCACCGTCCTCTTTCAGTGTGCCCTCGGTGTTGTTTACCGGCGTTGTGATCTCCTTACCTTCGATGGTGGCTGCGATGGTAGCAATCGTAGCGTCCTCTGCTCTGTCTCCAACGAGCTTTGCGGCCTTATAGTGCAAGTTATAGGAGAGACGGAATTGCGCACTGGTGGAGGTGCCGGAAGCCTTGACAGTGGCCGAGCAGTCCGACATCGGAATGAGGCGGTAGGTGATGGTGCTCCTAATCACAGCCACAGAACTGCTAAAGAGCACTTTCTCGCCATCCTTGCCCACGGCCGTAATGGTCTTACAGTCCTTACTAAGGTAGAGATTTCCTCCATCCGCCACGATATTGTTTGCGTTCTCTATCTCAATGGGAGAACCGAGCACGTTGCCATCCTTGTCATAGCAGGTCAGCGTAGCCTTTGGAATATTTACAGCCGTGCCCTGATTATAGAAGTCAGCCTCGAAGGTTGCATCTGTCAGCGTGCGCACGTCGTCGAAGTTGAGCACGTCGACACGGGCACCGTTGAGAAGGAAGACAACAGAGTAGCTGTCGCCCTTGTCGCCTTGAATACCTTGGTCTCCTTTGTCTCCCTTATCACCTTTATCTCCCTTCTCACCTTGTATTCCCTTTGCCGCTGCGAGGCTCCAGTAGGGCGACGTAGCCGACGGCTTTTCGCCCGTGATGGTCTTACCGATAGCCACTCCCGATGCTATCCATGTCTGGCCTTCATAGGTAACGAGGTCATTATGTCCGTATGTGGCCGTATCGCTATAAGCACCACGTACTACTGCTACCGTCTGCGTCTCCTTGGGAGCGGCATAAGGACGAAGGATAAGGTGGTCGGTGGTAATAATCGCCTCGTCGATGCCAAACTTATTAACGATATTATCATGTGGAAGGTCGTAGTTGTCGATGCCTTGATAGATAACCCAACCACCTTGTAATACCGAAAGGATGGCCAAATTTTTTCGCGAATCGTCCAAGCAATGCCCCATTCCGATGATGTTATCCCCGGCAAATGGCAGGGAGTTCAGCGTCTTAGACACGCCACCCAGTGTGACGTGGCTGGTCGTTCCCGCTGCGTCCGTCAGCACGATGTCCTTGCTCGTGGAGTTGCTCAGGTCGATATAGTGATATTGCTTACCCTCTTTGACCACGGGAGCAGCACTCACGCCCACTACCAACCGCCAATAGTCACGATTCTGATAGTCCGTGTAGTTGCCGGGGGCAGCGATGTTGTTGGTCTTGGCACGTGCCAACTGCCCAACCGTCCACTCGTTCTTAATCTGTCTGTCACCGTCGGATGCGAGGAAATAGCAACGGAATTTATCTGCCGTCTTGCCGCTTGGAATCGTCAGCGTGGGGTTGTTGCTGTCAGCGGTTGCAATGGGATTGCCATCAGCGTCGAGTGCTTCCACTCTATCAACCCGGTTGCCGCACGCGCTCATCACCACCGTGCCCCCGATGAAGCTCATCTCGTGCACCTCCAGTTCGGCTACGATCATCTTCATCCTTGCGATAAGGATGTCTATCTCCAAGATGTACTTCCCATCCGTGCCCTTGGTGATACCATACCCTTGACCATCGAAGCCCATAGCAGTACCCGGATGGAAGTTCGAGCTTTTTAGGTATTCCGCAACTACCCCAGCCAGCTTAGCGATGCCCTCCTTACTGATGGAGTAGGTGCCATTTGGGCCTAATGTCAGATTGCCCTTTACCGCTGCCTCGCCCATCGTGAGCTTATGGGTCGTCTCGTCGTCCTGATCTTTGCGAAGATACCGGGTGTCGCCTACAGCAGTAGTTATATTCTCAACAGTAGACGGGTTTACGCCTCCACCTATATTTCCGTTACGAATATCATTAGAGATGCTGTCAACCT